TGTGCAACAAGCCCAAGTATGAAAAGACCATGGTCGTGCTCGGGTACAACGTGATGCCGTGTTCCGAAGCAGGACGGCTTAAAGCGAAGCATCCCGACCACAAGCTGGTTATTTACAACATGGAGCAACTCTACCGTGGGAGCCCATGGATTAACTCGAATACGAGAGTATGGTTCGAACAGGCTGATGAAATATGGGACTACAACCTTGAAAACATCAAGTTCTTCGCCGAAGTTCTCGGCTACAAGGCCTCATACCATCCAGTAAAGTGGGTCGAGTCCCTGAAAACCCTGGAACAGGTGAAGCCAGAGGACATGCTTTACGACGTGCTGTTCTATGGCGAGGAGACTCCGAGAAGAACCAAGCTGATAGGGGCGATGCGTGCGGCACACCGTGATTGGGCAATAATCACGGCCACTGGCGTAACGGGAAAGGCTCTCGACTACCTCATAGCCCACTCGAAGATTATCCTGAACGTGCATGCGTTCCCGCAGTACCAGTGCCAGGAAATCGTTCGCATGTTCTACCCGCTAATCAACGGGAAGTGCATAGTCAGCGAACCGTCCAAGAACGACGGCTATGCTGGCGATGCAATCGTCTATTCATCCTACGACAACATGATTGAAACAGTTAAGGGTCTTCTTACCGATGGCAAATGGATTAACGTCGCTTCTGAGGCGTCTGATAGGTTCCGCAGACACACAACCAAGTAGTGAGCCTGTCAAGGAAACCAAGCCTCCTAGCAAAGTGTACAAGTACACTGTCATCGAGTGTATCCTCGAAGGCTATGAGCCATTGCGGGAAGTCAAGCACGCCAAGTCCGATGTCCATTACCTGCTGATAACCGACAACAAGAGAATGAAGAGCAAGACCTGGGATGTACACCACATTTCCGAATACCCGTGCCTGTCTGGAATCAACGACGTGATAGGGATACTGAACTACGTCCGCTACCACACGTTCGAGTTTGCGGACACCGCAGTGTCCATATACATCGACGCCAGCATGATGATAAACAAGCCGCTGGACAAGCTCTACGAGGACTTTGTCAACTCCAATTCGGATATCGGGCTCGCCATACATCCGTACAGGACGAACGTGTACGAGGAACTCAATGCGTGGCATACGGCCCGTGGTCTTTCTGCAGAGGAAGTGACCGCCCAGAGGAAGCTGTTCGCAAAGACCTCGTTCAACAAGGCGGTCCTGTTCCAGTCTGGTATCATCATCCGAAGGAACGTGAAGATTGTCCAGATAATCGACGACATAACATGGTCCTTCCTGAAACTGACTGGGGTGAACTGTTCTTCGGCGAGGGTTGACCAGACCGTCCTCACCTATGTACTCGCCACTTATTTCAGCGGGGTGAAGTTCCTCCTGTTCACGCAGCACCTGATTCAATCCAGTTACATAACATGGTGCAAGCACGGTTCTGACCAGCCAATCCTCATCGACAAGAGGTACTATGTCAGGCCGTCCGTGTTCGGTGTACTCGTGAACCCTTATATGATTGAACCGACAGAATCGCCTGGAAATAAGATAATTTAACTACGACGGCTTATAATGGCCGCCAAGGATACTTGAATGCAGTTTGGTGTTATCGAGAAGAGAATTACACGTTTATGGAACAAGACCCCAGCGTTGCTCATCGGACCTCCTGGAATAGGCAAGACGCAGTTCTGCCGTGGCCTTGCAGCAAAGCTTGGATTGAACCTTGTCTGCCTCGACTGTTCGCAGTCTGGGGACTCTGGCGACCTTATAGGATTGCTTGAAATCGAGAACCATGTACACCACCATACGAAACCCGCCTGGATGGACACGACGGAAGCGACCCTCGTCTTCATCGACGAAATCAACAGGGCCAAGGGCGAAATCATCGCCGCCCTGATGAAGCTGTGTTCCCCAGAACAGTCGTTCAACGGTTTCACTCTCCCAGAGGGCTCCCGTGTCGTGGTCGCAATCAACCCTTCTAGCGTGGATTCCAACCAGGTGCTTCCAATCAACCGTGCGCTTTTCACCCGTTTCGCCAGATACCATGTCGAGGTTGACGCCAAGTACTGGTGCAGGTGGGCTGCAAGCGCTGGAATCAACCAGACAATCATACGCTTCATCGACGGCCACAACAACGCCCTCTATGTTGATGATACCGAGCTTGATTCGGAAGACGAAAACACGGCCAACCCCCGTTCATGGGAGAATTTCGCCCGTCTGTTCGACAACGCATACAAGGCGGGCGACTATGTGGACGAAAACGGCCTGCCAAGACCAGGCGGGATGGAAACCCTGCTGGTAGACGCCACGTCTACTCTCGGGCCCGACATGGCCAAGATTTTCACCGAATGGTTCAAGAAGAACGGGAATAAGCTCGATGCAGATGATGTTCTTCATGCGAACGAATGGGACTGGGTGAAATTCAAGAGTATCATCGACGGGATGAGCGCAATGCAGCTTACAAAGCTTAGCGATGCCATCGTCGGCAAGATGGCGAACGCCTACGAGAATTCAAGGCAGACGAGGACGATGTCCCTGAACTTCTGGTACTACTACTTCGCAGTCAAGCCAGAGATAAAGGCCCAGATGTACAACATGCACCTGATAGACCTTGTCCTGCAGATTTCCGAGGGAAAGGACAACTGGCTCTCTCGCCTGAGGGAACATGTCGGCGAAGACAAGAAGATGATGCTCAAATCCAGTTTCAGCGAGTTCAACCAGGTTAACTGATGTCCGCTCTCAGCAAGATAGAACAGGCCAAGGTAATTCTCGGCTCCGTGAATCCAGCCGCCATGTGCTACATAAACATGGCGCACCCTATCGTCGAGGACGACAGGACGGCTACGCTCATGCTCGACGCACACATTCCGGGGGAACTCTACCTTGTCGCAAACAGCGGCTGGGTCAACAGGATGGACATGAGCGACCTCGCCAAGATTCTTTACATAGAGGCTTCCCGAATTGCGTTGCAACATGTGACCAAGCGTGCGGTCGACAACAAATTCAATCTGCTTTCGAGCGACATAATCTGCTACTCGATGGCGAGGGGATGCCTCACCCTGAACGGAACGTCCTTCCCAGACTCGCTGGACAGGAGCAAGGCGAACATCTACTACGAGCAGGGCAAGGTGCTGTACAAGAACGAGACTGGAAATGAATGGACGGACGAATGCGATTTCCACGAGAGGGTTGCCATGTGGATGGAACGGGCCGCCAACAATTCTGACGACGGGGATGCCGACCCAGATTCGGACGACCAGCCTGACGAATCGGCTGGTGGCGACGGCGATGGAAGCCCGCAGGGAGCCCTCGATGCATACTTCTGTGACGAAACCCGTTCCGAGAACTGGTCGCCCAACGAGACCGTTTCGAGCGACATCGCCATGGAGACGAAGCATCTCGAAGAGAACGGAGGGTTCGACGGGACTGGCTGGGGCCTGAGCGCAGGGAACATCATGCTGAAGATTCTTGCCGCACAGGAACCTCCCGTAGATTACAGGAGGATAATCCGTTCGTTCGTCGGAACGGTCGTTTCCCAGCGTACGGAATCGACCCGACTGAGGCAGAACAGGCGTTACAACCTGCTGTTCCCAGGCCAGCGTTCCGTATACGACTGCAAGCTTCTCCTTGCCGCAGACTCGTCTGGTTCTATGGATGAAGACGACCTGTCTGCCGCTGGCTGCCTGATAGCCAAGATAGCGACGGGATGCCAGATAGACTACTGCTGGTGGGACTGTAACTGCACCCTGCCGAAGACATTCAAGCGTGGATTTTCCAAGAGCGGATTCGAGGTCGAGGGGCGTGGCGGGACGAACCCCCAGTGCGTTTTCGACATGCTCGTGGATAATAAACTGATGGGGAAGTATTCGGGCATCATCATTTTTTCCGACATGATTTTCGACGAGATACCTAAACCAAAGGGCATTCCAGTCGACAACATGCTGTGGATATGCACCGCCGACGGCAGCGAGCCCCCAAGCTGGGTTCCACGCCGTAGGATTATGCGGTGCAAGGAAATTATGAGTTGCATCAAAAAAAGGGCTTGAATTTTTGTACAAGTATGGTTATATTTATATGTATATAGTTAGCTTGTTCATAATATAGTTAATTAAATCGAGGCTATTATGAAGAAAATGTTGTTTATCATTGCGGTGCTTGCTGCTTTCGCTTTCTCGAAGCAGACCTACGACACCAAGTGTTCAATCCTTGTGGCGAACGGGCAGTCCGTTACATACAGATGCACCAACGGAATGGATGTTACCCTCGTGTTCGCACCCGACGTGAAGATTCCGACAAAGGTTTTCTACGACAGCAAGACTGGCTTCTTCGACCCAGATACCGAACGAAAGTTGAAGGTCAACATCAATAAATAGTGTGGTTCCGATATGAGTGAGACGCAAGAACTTCCAAAGAAGAAGATGTGGTCGACCATATACCATGATACGGTCAACGACAAGATGTATCTGTGGTATGTGGACGGCACGACCGATGTCCTCCCCGTCAAGCACCGTTCCTACACGAACCGCCTGGGTGAATTCGGTGCCGTAGAATGCGGCATGAAGGACATTTTCGGAAACGAGGTATACGAATTCTACCTTTCCCACAACGAAGAAAAGGAAATCAAGCGCCAGTACCAGGGCACGCTTAACCATTTCAACGAGATTGATATCGACCCACGATGCAGATTCCTGCAGCAGCTCTATGAAGGCTACGATATTGAACACCCGAACATCAAGGATATCAACCTCTGCTTCATGGATATCGAAGTGTCGACCGAGGGTAGGTTCCCTGTCCCTTGGTTGGCCGAATATCCGATTAACCTCATCGTCCTTAACTTCCCCGAGTATTCCGTGCAGTTCGGAACGCTCGACGTGGATGAGGCTACCCTTGAAAAGTACAAGGAACTGAACTGCCAGTATATCAAGTGTTCCACCGAACAGGAACTGCTCACTGCGACTTTCAACTACATCAGGGAACACGGGGTTGACATCCTCTCTGGATGGAACTTCTCTTACGATACCGAGTACACATACCGTAGGGCCAAGAAGTTCGGAATCCCCCTCCCGCTCATGTCGAGAATGCCGAAGGGATGCGAAAGGGCTTACTTCGACGAGAGGAAGCGTGAACTCCATGTGGCCGGCACGGAAGTTATGGACTTCCTCGCCCTCTACAAGAAGTACACCTTCTCGGAAGAACCCAGCTACAAGCTCGATGCAATCGGCGAAAAGGAAGTGGGCGAGAACAAGGTTCCGCTTCCAGACGGATACCTGTCGTGGAAAACCTACCCGTCGCTGTTTGCGTACTATAACGTGATAGACGGTGTCCTGTGTAGAAAAATCCAGAACAAGACAAAGATGTTCGACCTTGCGCTAATGTCTTCTGCAGAGGCCCGAGTGCCGATTACATCGGTGTTCGAGTCCAAGAAGATGATGGTGGGCTTCGTCCTGAACCACCTGCACAAACAGAACATGGTGTTCCCCGTTTACAGGCCGACTGCAAAGGAGGAATACCCTGGCGCCTTCGTGTATTCAGTCCCAGGTTTCTACAAGATTGAAGTGTCGTACGACTACCGAAGCCTGTACCCGTCAATCATGATGACTTTCAACATCAGCCCCGAAACCAAGGTCATCAAGCCTATCGACTACGTGCTGACGGAAGAGGAGAAGAAAGTCCTCATCAGGTCGCCGTGGACACACAACGGTCAGTATCAGGTGTTCTACCGAAAGGATGTCGAGGGTATCGTCCCGCAGGTTACGAGAAAGCTGTTCAACGGTCGTGCCGAACTCAAGATTAAGAAGAAGCAGGCCGAAAAGGACGGTAACGAAGAACTGATGAACATCTACGACATGATGCAGAAGGTGTACAAGGTTCTCGGTAACTCCCTGTACGGCTTGCTCGGTACTCCGTTCTTCGCATTCTACGATATCGACAATGCTGCGTCAATTACTGGTTACGGCCAGAGGCTCATCAAGTACACCTGCAAGCACCTTGCAGACTACATCAACAACGACCTTGCTCTCGACCAGAGGTTCATCGACACGTTCGGATACTCCCCGAAAATCAACAAGGATTACTGCGGCGAGATATTCTGGAACGAGGCGAATGTTGACTTCGACGATGTGGAAAAGGCTACCGAATGGGGTTACGACATCACGAGCGACATCCTGCAAAGAAGAATGTCCCACGGTGATACCGACTCGTTCTACGCCAAGTTCGACGACATCTACGAGGAGTTCAGCAAGAACCAGGGCAAGAAGGTCCAGGTCGTCGTATATGACGGACACCAGATTATACAGAAGAATGACTTCGATGCGAAGGACGAGCTGGCATACAAGAAGAACTTCGCCCTCATGGCCCATACCTACTGCCCCGATGTCTACGACAAGCCATCGAACAGGGAGCCTCAGGAAATCAAGGGCAGCAAGTTCAAGTTCTCCAAGTTGCAGATTATGTACAAGGATGGCATGATTTCGAACAAGCGCTACCGTGTCATCGTGAACCGTTACCGCCTCACCGACTTCTGCCGCATGCTCGATGCATCAATCCTCGAAGAAAAGCTCGACGAGTACATGCTTGGCTACGCTTCCTCATGGGGATTCCGTACGAACGAGCTGTTCCTGAAACGTGAAAAGTGCATTTACAAGACCATCGTGACGGCCAAGAAGAAATACATCTGCGTGGCCGAATCGAACGAAGACATCGTCTACCTTGACAAGAAGAAGGAAGACCTGCCTATCCACCCGCACTACGCAATCACTGGTCTTGAAATCGTGCGTTCATCGACGACCATGTTCTCACGAGAACGTATGATGAACACCGTGGAACTCATGATGGATACCATGGACAGGGAAACCCTACGCAAGCGTGTCGTCGAAATCAAGGACGAGTACACGCAGAAGATTATCGACAAGTCATATCTCGATATCTCCTGCCCATCTGGTGTAAAGGAAGAACCTCCTGAGTACACCGAGATGATTAACTTCCCGAAGGAAGAGTTGAAGAAAATCGACTGGCGCCGCAAGGCAGCTTCCGTATGGAACTACCTCATCCTCAATGACCGTGAACTCATGAAGTTCCCTTACGAACCGATTCACGCTGGCGACAAGATGAAGTACATCAAGGTGTGCGACAACCCGTTCGGTATAACCTCTATCGGTTACACTGGCGATGTAGTCCCGCCTCGTCTTCTCCAACTGTTCCAGCCCGACTGGGAAGGCCACTGGAAGGTGACCGTCTCCAACATCCTTGGCCGCCTATTCAAGGCTGTCGGATGGGGCGAGAACATCGAGGAAGACCAGACCGAAATGATGTGCGACCTGTTCTAAAATTCCGTACATCTTCTGCAAGACAGCAAAAGAAGCGGCCCGATGTTCGGACCGCTTCCTTTTTGCATTGAGTAAAATTTGTTTATGCGCCCTTGAAGGCTTTCTGTGCCTCGGCAGTCTTTTTCCGCACGTCACCGATAACGGTGCATATAGACTGAACGTCGGACAACAGCTTGGTTCCATCACCCTTCTTGACATCTTCGAGCATGGCGTCGGCAGTTGCGATAAGGGTTTCGAGCTTATTTGCACAAGCGTTCAAATCCTCGGCTGTTATGTCGTTGGAGTGTGCCTTCTTGTACATCTCGATGTGATGCTTAATCGTTTCCTTGTAGTTCTCGACAAGGCGGAGCCAGTTTTTCTTGTAATTCTCATCGTCGAGCGCCCTCAGTCCAGAAGTGAACTGGTTCATCTTCTGTGCTTCGGTAATGCCCATCAACTCGAAGAATAGTTTCAGGGATTTCTTTATAGCGTTGCGGCTTTCGGTTACAATCGTATTGATTGCGACCTTTGCCTCATCCTGCGTCTTTTTACCGCTGAGGAACTCTTTCTTGATTTCCTCGACCTTCTTCTTGTCGGCTTCGTCAAGAGTCTTCACGTATCTCAGGTCGAGATAATCCTCGATGTTTTCGCTGAGTCTGACATTCTTCGATTCGTTCTCTTCTGGATTCATCCAACTCATCGTACTGTTAGGGTCGTTTGAGTTGAGCTTAATCCTTCCAAGATGGTACTTGTTGACGGCGATGTTCATCAAGTAAGCGGATAGTGCAGCGGGCGTTTTCTGTCCGTTAAACTTGCTATTGCAGAAAGCAACGAAATTCTTGTCTTCGGCCATTTGATTTACAAACCGCATTTTATCATCATCGCTAAGTTTGTCAGGAGTAGTAAGAACAGAACCCCCCTTTAGTGCCTTCTCAAACAGCATTATCCTACGATGAATGTTTTCGATTTCCTCATCGAAATCTTTGATTTCATCATAGAATTCCTCTCTGTCGTTATTTGCGTCATTTCCTTCGAAGTAATCTTTCAGTGCATCCAACATGTTATCAACAATGTCCTTCATGTCCTTTTTGACTACGTCGAAACACCACTCGGTACGAGTAATGTTGAACCATGCTTGGCCTTTCTTGAGGAATGAACTGACAGCCGGAGGGAGAGTCTCGTTGCATTCATCGTAAAACATGAGGAAGTTGTTGTACAGGTACAGTACACGTAGAGCGTTCTTCTTGATTGGCCATTGTCCCTCGTTTCCCGAAAGGGTCAAGTATTGTTTTTTATCCTGGACTTTGGCTGCTATATCGCTTGGAAGATTTTTCAGATTGTCTAGGATACCATTCCAACCCTCTTCGTCATCAGAAACGCTTGGAGTATAGACGTCGTTAGCCGACCCGAAATCATACTGGTCGTCGTTCGCTTCCGTTGCCTTGAACTCGGAGTCTGCCGATGTATTTGCATTTGCATTTGTGGCTTTTGCCGTGTTCTCCTCGCTGGACACACCGCCGTCGGTAACTTCCTCGTAGTTGTAGTTTGCGTCTATTGCATTCCAGTCGCAATTTTCCTTCTGCATGATTTCGTTGACCTTGGCACGGAGTTCGTCCTTCGTGCGGAGTACGTCATCTACTCTCTTGCCTTCCTTGTTCAACAGATAGTATTTCGTTTCCATGGTAATCTCCTTGATTTATTTGAGCAACGCACTCAGGGTGTGTTCCTTGGGTTGTTCCTTGGACTGTTGAGTGGTGTTGGATGCTGGCTGTTCGGCAGGTTTCTGTGCAACGCTGTTGTCAACGCATTCGCTCGCCTTGATTTCGTTACCGTACCTCAACGTACCAGGTTTCATCTTGTCGCCCTTGTCACCAGAGCATGTTCCGACCCACCAGTTGTACTGGCTTCCCACGATAGGGAAGATGTGCTTTCTGAAGTAAGTCCTTGCAGCGGCCTTGGACTTGAAGTATCCGATACGGACACGCCATACGTCCTCACGGGTCGTGTTCTGGGCAAGACCGTCATACTGGTACGTGTACACGCCTTGGATTCCCTTCAATGAGAGGGCCCTTGCCTTTTCCCTTGCGACAGCACCGTCTTCCTTGCTAGGCGAGAACAGGTTGATTACGAAGTTGTGAGTTGTGCTGCACTTCCCTTTATATCTCGGGTCATCTGCTGGATGGAAGTCGTCGTCCTTCCACTTATATGCAGCGGCGGGCGCCTTCTTCTTTGTCGGAACTGGCTCGCCTTTTGTCTTAGTACCGACATCAGATTCTTTATGCGGTTCCTCTTTCTGAACAGGGGCTGGACATACGGGCGGGCATTCAGCCTTTGGTTGTTCTGGCTTCGGTGCTCCCTGCCTTACTGCCTGCGGAGCTGCCATCTGAGGTGGAGGAGGCGGAGGGGGAGGTGGAGCTTGACGAACGGGAGCCGAGTATTGTTTTTCCATTTCCCACGGGTCAACATTGTGCATGTTCACAACAGTGCGCTGGTCGTATTCCCTCGGGTCAATTCGTTGCATTGGGTCGTTGACTACGACGTTGTTGTAATGTCTTAATGCTGCACTGCCCTGTCCGTTTTGAAGATGCCATTCGGTATTTGCACTCGTAGGCGGCTGGTATCGGTCATTGGTGCGAACCAGGTCGTTTCCGTTGTAGGTACGCTTTGTGCTGTAATTGCCAGTCTGTGTCTTGGTGCGGACCCCATTAGGAGTCATCCCATAATGAACAGCCCCAGCAAACGGACCCATCGGACCGAACTCAAACAGTGCGTTGTGTGCGGTAACGACCGCCTCGACAAGCTCACGAGGAGCGACTTCACTCATGGCTTCCATGAACGCCTTCATGCGCTTCTTGGCCATCCTCTTGGGACTGATTGTACCTTCCATAAGTGCCTTATCGTATTGTTCCATCTTGTTCATAGCATTCTCCTTAAACAGTTATGCTGCATCGCTTGCATCAAACATTTTCTTCAACAGGTCCGCAAATCCAGGGATGTCCAACGCCTCGTTGATAGCGGCTTGGTCGATTGGGCTTGCATTGTTGTATGTATCGAGCAATTCAGTAGCGGCTTCCTCGTCACCACCGTTCAGATACATAAAGTAAGCGACGAGGGCTGCACCAAGAAGTGTACCGACGGTCTTACCCGTAGTGCTGTCGAATCCGAGGAACCTTGCACCGATATTACCTGCGGCACCTCCACCGAGAACGTACAGAACCTTCTTTACGTTATCAATCGTTGCTCCGTCACCGTTGCCCAGTTTCACATCGAGTTCTTCGGGCTTGCTGAAGAAGTCCCAAACCTTGTATCCGCCATAGCCGAGAGCGCCGACGGCAGCGAGCTTCAATCCTGCCCATGCACCGATTCTCAGCTTGTTTATCGTACCGAGGATAGGGAACTTGTCAAGCAAGCTGCCAAGACCGCCGATACGTCCGAAATTTCCGTAGAAAGGACGTCCGAACTGGTCAATGAACATACCACCGTTCCTGCCCATCTGCTTGAACATCTTGTCCCTCTGCAATCTCTGAGCGAACGGGCTTTCCGTACCCCTAAGACCGTTATTGAAGCCAAAACCACCAAAGCCGTTATTGAAGCCAGCATTCGCTTGTTGTGCATACCTGGCTTCTTGATTGGCCATACGGATACGGGAATTGATGTCGTTTATTTGGTTCGAATACTTCGCATTGGCCTCGTCAATAGCAGCCTTGAATTTATTTGCGGCGTTCCTTTTTTGTGCTTGCACAGAAGACTCTTTCAGTGAATTACTGGCCGCTCTTTTCGCTATACGGTCCATTTCGGCATCGTATTCCATCTGTGCCTTATTGAACTCGGTCTGCCACTGGTTCTGCAGGTTTGCCCTCATGTTTTCCATTTCCTTGACCTGGAAATTTCTTGAACCGTTCTTTAAGCCAAGGTTCGTCATTTCGTCGAACTCGGTTCCGCCCCTAGTTGAAGCCTTGGCTCTAAGGTCTTCCATGTTCTGACGAATTTGGGTTCTCTTGTTGTACAACTTGTCTAGCTTATTGGCTATCTTGTTGCTGACCAGATTCGGGTTGATGTTCATGGTCTTGTCCAACTGGGCGGACAGTGCGGCATCCTTAGCCGCCAAGTTGCCGTACTTATTTACCCTATTGGCACTACGGCCCGCTTTCGAGAAGAGGTTCTTAAACCATTGCCATGCGTTTCCGACGCCTTCTGCAAGGATTTGCACCTGCTGGTCGTCGAGGCTTTCAAGGAACGACTCCTTCTCGGTGTCGCTCATGTTGTCGACCAATGCTTTCAAATCCTGTTGGTCTTCAAGACTCATCATTGACGGTGCAGTTGCGACATCCTGGATTACCTGCTCGTTGGCTGCGGTCTCTACCGAATCATCGACGGCATTCTTGACGGCATCAGCCACATTTTCCGCCATCTGTTCGGGGGACTGGTTCTCGAAAAGAGCTGTATGGAGCTTCATGACCCCTTCCAGCTGGTTAGCCGAGAGAATCTTACCCGCCGCCTGCTCAAAAAGTGATTTGTTGTTCATAGTTGTACTCAATGCTTTTCTGTAAAGAGTTTATAACTTTTTCTGGGCCACCCTTGACATTTGTAGACATTTTTAGTATTTTTCCACAAAAAGGGAAACTCATGGAAGAAAAGGTTCCTAACTTATATAAGTTACACGATATCCTATGGAGCTCGTTCAGGGATATCTATTTCGAGGAGGAAGGTCACCGTTACACCGATTCTGAGGGTAACGAGTATAAGTCCGTCTCGACAGTAATCGAAGAGCATCATGACGAGTTCAAGGACAAGGAAGTCGCTCCGCACACGGCTGCAAAGATGACCAAGGAACTTGGACGGGTCGTGACCCCGAAAGAAGTTCTCGCCATGTGGAAGGACAAGAACGATTACGGAAAGGATATCGGGCACGAGGTACACAGCGTAATGGAAAACCTGTGGGCCAGGAAGTCCTATTACCACAAGTTCAAGAAAAAGTACAAGTATGACGACATACAGGCCGACTTCGACAGGCGTATACCGAAATGCAAGGCCCTGTTTGCAAAGCTGTCCGAAAGGTATGTCCCAATCAGGACGGAACTTCCCGTCTACGACAAGAAGCACCTGATATGCGGAACGATGGACATCCTCCTTTACGACAAGACGACGGGCAAGCTGGTAATCGGGGACTGGAAAACCAATTCGCACCTGGATTTCGAACCGAAGCCTTACACGACCATGATGTATCCGCCGTTCGACAACTTGTACAATCTCAATTACCATCACTACTGCATCCAGCTAAGCATGTACAAGGCGATACTGGAGTTGAACACCCCGCTTAAAGTCGGTGCGATGTGGATATGCCACATTCCAGCCGAAGGCGATGCGAAACCCTACGGGATAACCGACGTTTCCGACGTAATCAAGAGGACGATACTGGCATGACATTCAATGAGATAGACAGGATGCTTCTTGGTTGCGGGCTTTCTAAAAACGTGGTGAATACGTGGCAATCCGCTGTTTCCAGTGCATACTATTTTTCTTCTGCATGCAAGTACGACGACGCCTCGTTCCTGGCGAAAATGGCCGAAACATGCGTGGCTATGCTCGGGGAGACTACACTCCGTCTTTACCCTTTCTACGACCCGATAGAGATAAACGAGCTGTCCTTCAACGACGACAGCGCTTTCAATAGCAGCATCAGTCTCGACAAGCTGGAAATGACCCCTCAGGGCAAGCTCGTGATGGATTTTTACGAGAAATATGCGGCCAACCCGATGTTAAATTGTATAAACAACAGGGTGACTGTCAATTCTGTGTCGCTCAACGATGTGACCCCAGGTTTCAAGACGTTCGTCGTGGACATGCTCACGATGCAGCGTAAAATCAGGCAAATCAAGGCGGACAGGATATTATCGGACTTTTAACGGCAATGCTGATTCCGCACAGCCAGCACGCCGAGAAGATGCTGAATAATGCGGTTCACCCTAATCAAAGGATGCTAAAATGAAAAACGAAGCATACAAAAACAGGATTGCGGAGCGTTCACACTCTACCGTTGGCTGCGACGTAAACAGCGACCTCGGCAAGATTAACCTCCGTGCCGCAAGACACCTCGAACGTGTCATCAGCAAGTGCAGGACCCAGACGGAAATCCGTCACGAGATGAAGCGTCTCCAGGACAGCGCCACCTTCATGAAGAAGCGCCACGACAAGGAGTACTACTCCCGCATCATCGCCGTCCTCCGTGAAGCGAAGGATGCCGTGGATGCCTTCCAGCGTGATGACATGAAGACGGTGTACCAGATACACTCCAACTTCATGAAACAGGCTGCTAAGCATACCTAGTATTTTCAACCAAAGGGAATCTCGCCCGTTCATTACGGGTGGATTCCTGTTCCAATTTTATGAGTAAAAACGAACCGATTAACAACACACGCACACCAGTTATCAAGGAAGAGCCATGGATGTTGCAGGAAGCCATGACGGTCGGCCTGAAATTCCTCTACTCTACAACAGAGGGTTGCGAACAGAATGAGGTAATCTATGTCTTTATCCACCGTTTCAATATCGTCAGGATACGGTTTACTGTAGACACTGCCCATGGCATATTCCGTTCTGGACATGTCGACCAGATTGGTCACTTGCATTACAAGGAAGGCGAATTTTCGTTCGACGCCCGTCCGAACTGCGGAATGGTATTCGCTGTACACGACGAAAGGGAGGCCATAGACGCTTTATTCGCCGTGCTGAACAAGAAGTTGATAGAAGACGACCCGAATAATATATTTTAACTAAGCGAAAGCAAACCTAATTCAGAGGTATTTTTATGCAAAACGACCCTATCCTTGGTCTACTGAGCGGACTTATCGGAGTCCCAGAGGAAGAAATTCTGAGTGCGCTAAACAAGAGTTGTGCTCCTACCCCCGTCTCTATCAGGATGCCGAGACATCCGAGCGAATGGGATTCTCAACGCACTCAACCACAGCCGAAGGAAAGAGCTCTTTCCAGCAACCAGGAAATGGCCAACAAGATTAACGAGCTGTACAACGAGCTTAACCAGAAGGACAAGGACCTGAGGGAAGCCCGTGAAAGCGTCAGACGCCTGCAGGACAGCTTGCGTGATTTCAGAAAACGTGCAGAGGATGCCGAAATGAAGGCGGCATCAACGCTTGCCAGCTACAACTCGCTTTCCGCAGAGTACAACCGTCTTCTCAACAAGTACCATGCTACGATTGCCGAACTCAAAGCGGCAAAGAACGAAAGCGTCTACAAGTGTTCCAACCCGTTGTTCACCGTGGCAAGTTTCGACCCTGCCGTTCCTAATGCCGATGAATATAGGGAACAGGTTGTCAACCCGAAAGAAGTTGACGCCATCGACATCCCTCTCGCTACCGCAGAAAGCATCATCAGGAAGATTCAGGGGTTGTAATGGATATTTCCAAGTTCTGCAACGAAGAAGGAATAATCCCGAAGGAAACTTACGACAAGCTCTACAACGAGTACAAGACTAAGTGCGACGGGATTATACCCCTTGGTGAAAAGTATGTCATGAACAAGGCTGGAACCGTCGGCCAGGTTGAACTCCCCGAGGGTTCCACTTTCATTATCGAGCTTGCTTACACCCCGTCCATAAGCAGGATAGACCTCGTCATCCTGTCCGAGGACGGGCCGTGCATAGCGTTCGACGACATCGACGAATTGCTGAATGAACTGAAAACTTTCGATTTTTCCGTCTACAAGAAGGAACTGCTGGAAAAGCTCGACTTCCTAAGGGGCGAGACAATCAAGCTGTTCAAGATGATTCAGGCAAACGACGTGGAACTCCTTCTCGAACTGAAGGGGGTCTTCCGCAAGATTGAACAACATGCCGAGGAAGCTGACTATTCAGTCAAGATTAAAGATAGGTAGATTATGCTAGTTACCAGAATTTTGAAGCTCTGCAAGGAATGCGGACTGGAAAACGACCCAGTAAAGGCTGGCGTCGACATGGGTACAACAATGCCGATTAAGAACGGCAAGTGGACAGAGAAGAAATACTTCGACGGCGAGTCTGGCTACGCCATGTGCCTTACTCCGAAGCATGTTCCCGAAAAGTACTACGACCGTGGTGGAAACGAAATCCTCTACATGGATACGTTCACTTCGGAAAAGGACGGAACATTCATGAAGAACCTCACCCTGTTCCTTCCCATGATGAGCCGAGGCGGAAAGCTGATTTTCGTAAAGCGTGCCGTCGCCTCGGAAATTTACCGAAAGGACCTTATAATGGACGGAATCGAGGAATCGTTCATCATCGGCGAGGACTCCTATGAATCCTTCGTTCCCGAAATCCAGGTTCCTGAATGCGAGGACGCCGTAGTAGAAATTATCAAGAAATACATCACCAATGTCGCAGCCGTATGCCGCACATTGGTATAAACTGTAGTTGATTTATAGAGGATTGCTCATGAGCGAATATACCAAGGAAGAATTGCAAGAAATCGAAAAGGAACTCGCAGATTTTAAGCTTATGGCTTCGGAGAGGACTTCCCCTGTCGCCATATTCATGCCGATTATAACGGGTTTCGATTGGGTCCCTGCACGTCACGGTGAAACACAAACCATCGTGCTTGCGTCAAACTATGAAGACAAAATCGACAACGGATGCGTGATATACAATCCAGCATTCATTCATCAGCTGGCAAAAGACCGAGATTATGCGACATTCTTTGCAATAATCGCTACGATGGGTCTTGGCGTCGAGTGCGGATATTATGACTACCGTCATGGCGAGGGCGAGGCACATACCAAGGCCGTGCAGATGATGATGGCCCATTCCAACATCTTTAAGCGAATAATGGGCAACAACCAAATCCTCAACGAACGACTTGCCGCATTGCAGGCGTTGTACGAGAATGAAGCTGTCTTGCAAGGCGTCGAAAAGGTTTGTGAAAGCCTCGATAAAGAATTTGAAGATGACGACTGGAACTTGGAAACCCTCAGAAACTACATCCGTATGTTCCAACAGTACGTCTCTCAGCAGCTCCCACCGGCATTTTCTGGCTCTCTCCCGCAGCAAGATGACCCTCAGCAGCAGGGACAGCAAGGTCAGCAGGGCCAGCAAGGTCAGCAAGGACAACAACAGCAGGGACAACAGGGTGATAACGGACAATCCCAGTCAAGCCCGTGGGGTGCAGTTGTTCAAGACCAGCCGCAGTCACAGCAAAATCAACAGCAGGATGGCCAACAGGACGGTCAGCAGGGCCAGCAAGGTCAGCAAGGACGGCCTGGTCAGCAGGGACGCCAGTCTCAACAGAATCAACAGCAGAATGGTGGCCAACAGGGCGGTGAGCAGAAGAGTGCCCAAGAGATTTCAAAGAATGTCATGAAGAGCGCCATGCAGGCTAACAAGGCTGCACAGAATTGTAGCAAGCAGTGTGGTCAAACTTCCGATGCAAAGCAGGCTGCCCAGGAAATGCAGCAGGCTTCCCGTTCGATGAACTCCGCCATGAAGCAGTACAAGCAAGCTGCTGAGGCAGGAGACCAGCAGGGCATGGAACAGGCCGCTCAACAGATGCAGCAG